ATTGTATATTTATCACACTATACATAATTAACTTGCATGGCGACGTGAAGTATAGCGCGTTACGGCCTAGAGACTCTATGCAAATAACTAGGAGAATATAATCATGGCAACAACATCGTTTCAAGGAATCGTAAGATCATACGGCGGACAAGACAAATCATCAGGCGTTACACCGTCTAATGTAATTTTATCTGCAATAGTTTCATTCAACCCAGTAGGTGCTAGTGCAGTAGCAGTTAGAGTTGGTACTTCAGCAACATCAGGTGAAATTTTTAAATTACCAAAAGGTGCTGTACCTACACAATTTATTAGTTTAGGTGGTGCAACAGGTGGTACTAACCCAACTGTTGATATCGGAACAGCAGCTGATCCAGATGGTTTTTTTAATGAACTAGATGCAGATCTTAAAGGTGCTGTAAAAGGTGCTGATGGTGCATTAGCAATAGGAACAGGTGTTCCAGCTAATGTACAAGTTACTGCTAATCAAGGTTCTTCAGCAGCAACTGGCGGAACTGTAACAGGTACTTTTCACTACACTATGGTAGACAATGCTAGAGCAGGTGAATCACAACCTGAATTAGTATAATAATTAATTAAGTGTGGGCTTCGGCCCACACTAAAATTTAAAGGAGAAAACATATGTCAGGCGGCGGATCATTTTCAAGCGACCAAACAACCTTACAAAAAGATACAGGTGCAATATCATTATTAAGAGCAGGTAGAGCTAGAATTACTTCTATTCAAGGTAGAGGAGAAGCAGGTTCTGTTTTACTTTTACATGATGCAGCTACAACAGGTGCAGCAGCAGGTGGTAATTTAAAAGCAACTTTTAAATATGATACAGAAGGTTTAGCAGTATATGTACCAGGTTCTGGAATTCTTTTTAAAGATGGAATTTGTGCTACACTTACTCAAACTGGTGGAACAGACGGAAGCGTTACTGTAACAATAACCGGAGCGTAGTTTTATAATGGCGACTATTACTTTTACAGTCACTGTCGCAAGTGGCACTAATGCCTTTGGCACTGCTAATAAATTTTATATTAATGGTGAAGTAAGTCCTGTACTTTTTTTAAAAGAGGGAGATACTTATATATTTGATCAATCAGATACATCTAATGCTAATAACCCTTTTCTTTTTTCATCAACAAAAGATGGAACTAATACAACAGGTGGTGCAAATTATACAACAGGTGTAACAGTAACAGGAACAGCAGGACAGGCGGGAGCTAAAGTTACAATTATAGTTGCTCCTGTAAGAACTGTCGGCGCTCCTGTATTATTTTATTATTCTACAGCTTTAGCTGGTATGGGTAATAGTGCACAAACTACATCTCCTACTTCTGGAACTACTTCTTTTGATCCACAAATGGATGAAATTATAGAAGAAGCTTATGAGAGAACAGGAGTTTTAGGTACTAGAACAGGTTATCAATTAAGAAGTGCAAGAAGATCTTTAAATATTTTATTTCAAGAATGGGCTAATAGAGGTGTTCATTTGTGGAAAATTAAACTTGCAAAAATACCTTTGGTATTGGGACAAGCAGAATATAGCTATGCAACTGATTCACAAAATTTTCCAAATGATATTAATGAAGTATTAGAAGCTTATTATAGAAATAATTCAGACACAGCTGCACCAGTAGACGTTGCACTTACTAAAATAGATAGATCAGCTTATTCACAAACACCAAATAAATTAACAAAAGGAACACCTTCTCAATATTATGTTGATAGAAATGTAAACCCTAGTGTTTTTTTATATGCTACACCAAGTTCAAGTGTATCAAGTACAACTACTCCAAGTAATTTTCAATTTTGTTTTTACTACATGTCAAAAATTCAAGACGTAGGTGGGTACTCAAATACATCAGATATTGTAAATAGATTTTATCCATGCATGATTTCAGGACTTGCATATTATTTAAGTCAAAAAGTTTCACCAGAAATGTCTGGAGAATTAGAACGAAGATATGAAAGTGAAATGTTAAGAGCACTTGATGCAGATAACCAAGGTACATCTAGTTTTATATCACCACAAACATTTTATGGGGATGGTGTATAATGGCTGGTTACGCAAGAGGTAAATATGCTTTAGCAATTTCTGATAGATCAGGAATGCAATTTAAATATTCTGAAATGGTTAGAGAATGGAATGGTTCATTAGTTCATATTTCAGAGTTTGAAGCAAAACAACCACAACTAGATCCTAAACCTGTCGGATCAGATCCACAAGCTTTATTTAATCCACGACCTCAACCAGCTTCTAAAACTAGTTTAATTTTATTAAATAATAATCCTTTTGAAGTTATTAATTATAGTGGCAATACTTATGTAAATGTATTTTCATTAGATCATCAAAGAAAAGCTGGAAGTATAGTTAGATTAAGAGGACCAGCACAAGTAGTTTCAGCAGGACCCGGTGGAACTGATCCAGCTGACGCTTTAAACTTACAATCGTTTGCTCCTATTAATACTATTGTTGGAGTAACAGATATAGATTCAGCAAGTGGTTTTACAATTGCATTAGGTAAAATAGATGCCAATGGAACAGTTACAGGAGCTACAACTAGTGATGTTTTAACTAATCCTATAAATTATTTTTATTTTCAAAGTACTAGCACTGCATTAACAAGTGGTGTAAAAGGTGGTGGAGCAAATTGTTCAGCGGGCCCAGTAACACTTGAGGTAGTAAACGGATAATGGCATATACTTTAGAAAATTTACAAACAGATATTAGAAACTATACGGAAGTATCATCTAACGTACTTAGTGATTCAGTTTTATCTACAATTATTAAAAACGCAGAAAATAAAATTTATAGAGAAGTAGATTCTGATGAAGATAGACACTATGCAACATCAAGTTTAGTAGCCGGAAATAGATATGTAACAATTCCAGATGATTTAAGATTTATTAGATATGTACAATTAACTAATTCAAACGGAGATCAATTTTATTTAGAACAAAGAGATACAAGTTTTATGAGTGAATTTTATTCTACACCTAATTCTTCTGCTGTAGATATACCAAGATATTATGGAAATTGGGACACTGAATTTTGGCTTGTAGCTCCTACTCCAGACAAAGCTTATACAATTACATTAGGATATAATAAAGAACCTACAAGTATTACAAATACAACTCAACCAACAGCAGCTCCAGCAGCTACAAATGGAACATATTTATCTAATAAATATCAAGATGTTCTTTTATACGGCTGTATAGTAAATGCATATGGGTACTTGAAAGGTCCTCAGGATATGATACAATATTATAATCAAGCTTATGAAAAAGCATTGATGTCGTATGCGATTGAACAACAAGGTCGTAGACGCAGAGATGAATATGGTGATGGAGTTATTAGAACTGTATTACAATCTAAAAACCCATCAAGTAACAAATAAGGAGAAAAAAATATGGCAAATATAATACCGTTCGCATTTAGAGGAGAACTCTTTTCGGGAACACATAATTTTGCAAATGGAGGAAACTCATTTAAAATAGCTTTGTACACATCTAATCCATATAGTACTTCAAGCACGACTTACTCTACTTCAAATGAAGTAAGTGCTTCAAACACTGGATACACAACAGCAGGAAAAGTTTTAGCTTCACAAGCAGTAGCTAGTGGAACTGCAGTTGCTTCAGTTGACTTTGCTGATTCAGTACTTAGTAATGCTACTTTTACCGCAGCATTTGCAGCTATTTATAATGACACTAACTCAGACAAATTATGTGTTGTGTTAGATTTTGGAGGAAACAAAACTGCTACTAATGGCACGTTTACAATTTCTTTCCCCGATCCAAGTACACCGGCTAATGCTATCATAAGCATGGCGTAAGGAGAAAATTTAAATGGCTTTAGTTTTAAATGACAGAGTAAAAGAAACTAGTACAACTACTGGTACGGGCACTTTTAGTTTAGCAGGTGCAGTAACAGGGTTTGAAGGTTTCGTAGCAGCTATTGGAAATAGTAATACAACTTACTATGCAATATTCAATGGAGGTACTTCTGAATTTGAAGTAGGATTAGGAACTGTAACAGATGCAAGTCCAGATACACTTGCAAGAACTACAATTATTTCTTCTTCTAATTCTGATAGTGCTGTTGATTTTAGTTCAGGAACCAAAGATGTATTTTGTACTTTACCAGCTAGTAAAGCCGTATTTGAAGATGCAAGTAATAATGTAAGTCTACAAGCAGATTTAACTGTAGGTGCATTATTAAAAATGCCTGATGTAACATCAGGAAAAGTTTTAGTTGCAGATGGCACAAGTTATCAAGAAGTAGCGGTATCTGGAGATGCAACAATAGCTTCAGGTGGAGCTATAACTTTAGCAAACTCAGGAGTTACAGCTGCAACATACACAAATTCAACAGTGGTTGTTGATGCAAAAGGAAGAGTAACGTCAGCTTCAAGTGGAACTGCAGGTGCAACTGCTGGTTTTGCTGTTGCAATGGCGATTGCTTTATAATATAAGGATTAAATATGGCACAAGATTTTACACGACACGCAGTACAAGCAACTACAAGTAATGTAACTGTATTTACATCAAATTCTAATGATGCAGTAATAGGAATTAGAGTTGCTAATATTACAACAGCAGCAATTACAGTATCTGTTATTGTTTCCGTTGGCGGTTCAACTACAAGATATATAGTTAAAGATTTAAGCATCCCACCAGCAAGTTCAGCAGAATTAATTCAAGGTGGTGCAAAATTTGTAATGCAAAGTTCTGACGTATTAAAAGTAATAGCTAGTGCTTCTAACTGTGCTGATGTATACGTTAGTGTTGTAGATGCAATTAGTGCTTAATAACAAAGGAATTAATTATGAGTGATGCGTACCCAAGTGCAATATATATAGGAAACAATCCTGGTTCTCAGGAGATATATACTCACGCTGAAACTATTGACAATATTTTAACAATTGAATCTGCAGTTCTTGCAGGTCCAGTAACTTTTGAAGCAACTGTAACCGTAACAGGAACTTTGGTAATAGTATAATGAGTAAATTAGAAGTCGATAAAGTAACCCCTCAATCTGGAACTACACTTACAATAGGCGATAGTGGCGATACTACAAATATAGTAGGGACATTACAGAACAATGGTTCAGAATTAACTGGAGATATTTCTTCAGTTGTAGCAGGTACAGGTTTATCAGGTGGTGGTACATCAGGCGATGTAACTTTAAACGTAGATTTAATAAGTAAACAAG